TTATCCTTTCCGCCATTAATCCAAGTTTTATCAGGATTATCAATAATCTTTTTAAGTGCGATATATGTATTATTAGTCTGACCGCTCTTTGCATATGTAGGTGTTACATAAGAATAATGAACTGTAACAACATTTAGTCCATTCTCGTCTGTTGCAATATCAAGATCACCTGCAATATATTTTGTACCAGGATTCTTTGAATTTTCTCCAGTTACTCTTTCAGAAAGCTGATTAAAATTACTACCTGTGCTATAAACATATCCTTCAATCTTTTCTGTGTTAATAAATTTTGCATTTGCTTTCATTAAATTATTTTCTCCTTATTAAATCAACTTTATTTCTGTATTTATATTATATCAAAAATTTTTTTAATTTTCAAGTTGATAACTCTTACCAGCTTCAGTAAGAGAATATTTAACAGGGTCTTTTCCTGTTTTTTCAACATAACCATCTGCTACTAGTTTTCTCATTGAACCAGCAATGGAGCGGCCGCTAGTAAAAAGAGCCTCCGCCGCCTCCTTAGATGTAAAAACATTAGACATTGCATCTGTATTCTCTTGCATCCAAGAAAGCAACTTTTTGCCATTTTCTGTTATTGCTGCTCCTGAATCTTTTACTTTTCCGTCTTTAAAATCTTTCCAAAACTCCATCGCAATATCATAATCATTTGTTGTAATATTATATTTTTCACTTATATCATTCATATAAGTTATCTCATCTTCAGCAATTTTAATTGCAACCTCAATAAATTTAATAAAAGTTTCTTTCTTAGTCATTTGCGATTTTTTCCTTTTTATTTATAATATAATTTTTATCTTATAATTATATTATAACATTTTATTTTTTATTTTTCAATTTGAAAAGGAATATTTTCATCATCAAAAATTAAATATTGAGCATAAGGAAGCTCACGTGCCCATTTAATAAAATTTATTTTAGATGGGTCATCTTGCCCGCTCCACTCATTTAATTTATGATTACGTCTTTGTCCAGGAGAACAAATGGCGCGGATGGTTTCATAATTAGCTGTCCAAGTTCTTGTCTGAAGCCAGCTTTCAGGCAACCACCGCACAAGCTCTTTCCAATATCTTTTATCTTTTGTTTCAAGGTATTTTTGACGAAGAAACTCAAGCTGTTCAATTAAAAGTTCAGAAAACATATTAATATCATTTTCTGCTGGTCCACCTGCATATTCTGGAATACTATAATAAATTAAATCAGAATTCATATCATCGGTTTCAAAGCAATCAAGAGTAATAGGTTTGCTTGTGAGTTTATGCATTGTTGATGTACTATTAGCGACCGTTGCAACTTTGTAGGTGTCCATTTCCTTCCACCAAAATAACGGGGCTGTAATATCAACAGAAACAAAGATTTGGCGCAAAAATTTACGATGTTCTGGACCGGCCTTAATTAATGTTTGAGCAAGTTTCATGTCGTTGGGTCCAATAAAAGCAACTTCCGCAACTTCATCATTATCATTTAATTTTAATACACCATTTTTAATTAGTTTTTCAGAATACTAATTCTAAAGAGCTTCGCCTTCTTCAGTATATTCATTGGGCCAATTAAGATTTGGATGTAATGAATTAATCCAATTATCTGCGATCTCACTTTCATATGGATAACTATCAATTTGTATTATATTAAAAAAGCTATCACTATTATTCCAACTGTTTTTAGGATTTCTAAGACCTCTAAAGGCTCCTTCAAAATTACCTACCCATGTTTTTTCAAATTTCATCTTCTATAAATCTCCATTCTAATTTTTCTTTTGTTATAGGATGTTTTCCTGCACTTTTTCCATGTCCATGTAAAACTCCAGACATTCTTGAAATGCTTACTTTTGCAGCTTTTGCTGCCTCTCCGACTGAAGTATAAACAATCCCTGTGGTTATACATAAAACTTTCTTTTTATGGGACTCGGCAACTTTATTAGTCCATTCTTGAGAATGAGGTTTCCCTTTTCGTGCGTCACTTAATTTTTTACGAGTCTATTCAGAAACTTTTTTCCCATAAGCAGGATTATTTTGCCCTAAATTTAATTGTCGTAATTTTTCTTTAGTTTCTGGTGTATGGGTTTTATAAATTATTCCACCACTGTCATTATTATATCCATTATTAATAGAATCATATTTTTTAATTAATTCTTGCTCTTTTATTCCAGCCTACTATGCCGTTAAATGCTAAAATAAAATATTATGTTGAAAATTTTCCCATCCATATTTTTGAATGGCATTATAAAATTTTGGTTGGTGTTTATATCCTTGACCCTAAGTCCCCCATCTACGAGTAGTGGCATTGTGTGTAATACCTATATATCGTTTATTATTAGGAGCTACATGTTCATACACAATATACTACATTTTAGGTGTTTCCTTTCGTAGAGTTATAGCCAAACATATCACTTTGATACATATTTATCCAAAAACGCTCTTTCTCATTTAATAATTCTTTTGGACATTCTTCCAATAATTCAAAAGTAAAATTCCAAATTTTATCTCGCTGCATAGAGTTATATAAAACATTGGTAGCTGAGGCTTCAATACCTAAGCCGCATTTACAATGTTGTTTCCATCTATCACTAATATTAACACTTTGTCCAATATAACATTGTTCAGTTAATAAATTAGTAATTTTATAAATTCCGCAAACTGTTTTTTTACCTAAGACTCTATCACATAATTCTGTCATTTGTTTTTGAAAATATTGAGTCCATATAAGTTTACTTAAAACAACAGGTTTATGGAAAGAAGCTTTTAAATTTTCTAACATTTTTACATCAGATAAATCAGCATCATTAATAGATAATTTATAAAATCCTAACTTATCTTTCTTCTATTGTTCGCGGAGACGTGCCTATACACCTGCACTTAATGAAGCTTTTAATTTATTAATTTCATTTTGGATATTTTGTTTTTCAATTTCTGCATTTTTTTGAAAACATTGTACATCATATTTTATATCTTCAATTTGTTCTTGTGCAGATTGATTTGCTTTATTAATAGTTTGTTTTGCTAGCTATTCTTGACTTTCTAAATATGTTTCAATTTCTTTCTTACGAGACTCTTGAAACTATATAAGTTCTTTATTTAATTCTTTTTTCTTTTCTGTTTCTGAATGAATTAAATTATTAATATTAATTTCTAAAATATTTAATTCTTTTTTTAACT